TCAGGCTAGCTGATCATACTGTGATTCGTAGACGGCTGCGGCTTTACTCAGGAGTTCAGGATCGTCGCCCAGATGTTTCAGGCAATACTGATAACAATCCTGAAGATCATCACGGGTTTTCACCTTCAGCGCGGCCTGAGTAAAAGAGTCCAACAGTTCAGCGGGGCTTCTCGTTTCTTTGTCCACCAGCTCAGTTTCAAACGTGGTTCCAATGAGACGGTTAAGGTCTTCAGCTGTCTGAGGCGCGGGGACCGGTGTCACGTCCCGTTCAGCTTTCGAGGAGGTCGCCATTTCATCCGGGGTATAGACACCCAGAATCACATCCGGCGTATACTGTCGCGCCCAGTATTTAACGGCTAAATAGCCGAACTGTTGTTTCGGGGCGGTGGACCACAGTGGCGAGTTCCGCACCTTCACGAACTCCAGATAAAGCCATTCACCCCAGGTAATTTCAGTTTCACCTGTCAGAACTGCGCCAACACGGATACACAAACCCTTCTCCGCGTTAGCGGTCCGGTCGCCGGGTCGGTATTTATCCCACGGCCCCGCATACTCATACTTAAAACGGGAGCTGACCGCGTGGGAGCTGGTCACGATGGCGTTCACCAGCTGGGCTTCATAACACAGCCCGCCATTCACGACACTGGTCTTCTGGGCGACAGAATAGGGATTCATGTTCCACTGAACCGCCTGAAGAAGTACCGCGAGACAGTCCGCCGGTTTGCCGGTCAGATGGGATGGGATGGAAACGCGTCCCTGAGCCATCACTTCGGAGAAGGCTTGAAGCTTTTCGAGGCTGGTGGGGTTAAAGATAGCGGATTTAGTGTTGGCGGGATCTTGCAAGGTGATTGCATTGGTCATAGATAGTCGTTCCTTTTATCCCATTCAGGTCGGGTAATCTCTTCGATACCGCCAAAATTTGGCGCGGCAAGGGACCGCGCGAATGTGTTCAGGTCTTGCCTGAAAAGCCATGTCCCAACATCCACATCATATTGTGACAGCATGAACACACGGACCGGGTATCGGCCACAGTCGATCGTGTCACTGACGGCAATGAAAACGAACGACGGCGTTTCGCCATAGTTCTGACGAAAGCCTTCACGATAAAAGGCGTCCTGGACGTGATAACGGAACTCGGCGATGTGTCGGGGAAACCGGGCCATGTCGGCGACTTTCTTCACATCAAGGATTACGGGGACTCTGGACAGGAACTTATCGGGTCTTGTACGGCATAACAGACCGGTTTCTTCATCATTCCAGTACATGGATGCTTCAGCATGGCCTTCAGCTTCCAGCAGCTTCTTCGCGTCGTCATGAGCAAAAACAGAATCGCGCATCAGATGAAGCTTCCGCCAGCTTTCCGCATCCAGAACCGTTTTCCCCATGAGGTTGACAGACTCCAGAAAGTCGCGCTCTTCTTCTTTACCGGCAGTGGTGCGCCTGTTGAATTTTGGCGCACAGATAAACCGTTTCGTGAATTCGTCCGGCTCCAGAAGAAGGCAGTGGAGCGCGGTTCCCATCGTCAGCGCGTCTATCTTCTCTTCATCAATGGGCGCGCTTTTTCGCCACTTATAGACGGCATAACTTAACGATATGTCGTCCAGTTGGGATTTGCTGACACCGGGACCGGCATGATAAACATTGTTGGGAATTGAAAAATAAACACCCGGATCCATCACGCCTCCAAATCATCAAGAAAGCGACGAATGGCGTATTCACGCGTTACGCGGGCGGTCATGGCATCCCAGAAGCATTTAGACAATAACACCTGGTAATCGAGATCAGACAAGCTTAGCCATTCATTTGCGATGGTAGTGAACTCTTCAGGCGCGTAATCAGCGATGGCGTTAAATAACGGGTTCTGGCGCTTTAAGCCGTCGAGCCGTTCGACTTCGGCGCGGATACATTCAAAGTCTTCGTCGGTAAGGTCGGTAATAATCGCGTTAATTCGGCGTTGGTCTTGCAAAGAAAGTCGCATGTTACCCCTTCAGCCTGAAGCCAGTCAGTCATGGTGTTAATAAACTCAAAGTCGGCCAGTGATTCATCGTCTTGTGATGCAGCTGGGCCACCAGATTGCTTAATAGACACTCGGATCCCCTTTCTCTTTAAGAAATGAAATAAGCCTTTTGGATTGATAACGACATTGTTTATATCCTTTGCCAGCAGCTTTCATAGCGGAAGGAATAACACGACGAGGTGAAAGGCGCGAAAGCGCACCCGGACCAATAAAGGAAAGGGTCATTTCTGTTTTCTCCAGGCATAAAAAAAGGCCGTGACCGGCCTTTGATGAAAGAAGGGAATTAAAGCGAGGCGGCGAAGTTCCTGAACTCCATCGATATTTTATCGACATCAGCCATTTGGTCATAAAGGGTATCTAGCGTCGATTGAACGGCGTCATTAGCCTGATTCAGTCGTTGAATAAAGTCGTCAATTTTTGGTTTTACTTCTGCGGTCAGAACCCCTTCAAGTCGGGATCGCTCAGCGGTTTCCGCCTCCAAAAGCATTTCCAGCGCGCGCTTTCTCAGGGTTTCAGCATTGTTGTTCGTTTCGTCGGTTACAGTTGGTTTTCCTGTTTCCGTTTCCGTTTCCGCTTCATCGTCTTCAGGCTCTTCTGGGACCACTTCATAAACTGGTTCAGTTTCCGATTCAGGCTCCGGTTCGGGTAGGGCGGTCGGAACATCTTCGACGGGCATGGTTATTTTTGCTTTCCGCCCGGACCAGTCATAGCCGGGGATAACGTCAGGTAGACCAAATTTATGATGATAGAAAAAGGTGGTGAGATTGCCGCCTGAATAAGGTCTGGCCTGTATAACGTGGATACAATCACGCTCATTGAGATAACGAATCAGTATATCCTTATCTTTCCTGCTAAGCATGGCGAAGCTTTTCACTTTCTGGGACATCTGAGGGAGTTTGACACCGCCGCTCATTTTCTCGACAAAGTTCTTTACCTCGGCGAGGGGTCTCCAGAATTTATTCGGTAAACTGTTAACAGCCATAAAAACTCCTGCTTCTTAAATGTAGATTCGTTAAAACAAAACGTTTGGGCGAAAACCTTATAATTCATAAGGATATTCGCGGCCCAACCAACATAAGATTCAAGAGGCATTAGCAAAAATTACGGATTCGTCGCACAAATGAACACTTGTAATCGAACAAACTGATCATGTAGCCAAAGCCTCTGGAATTCAGTTACAGAGGCGTTAACAAAACATGAATAAGAACAAAAAGAATCATAATCTGTGTGATTTCATCGCTTTACTGGACATAGGTCGTCATTCAGATATTTTCTATTGAAAAAAATGTCTGGATGAAAACCAGAGCGCACCATTGACATTCATCCTGAACACGCCGGGCGTCCGACGCTTTAACGTTGCGCCGTTCAACACCTGCATTAAATACCAAAGGATTTAACTGGTCAACTACTTAGGTTTTTGAAGGGGAAGGTGGGGGCGTGTTTGTGACTGATATCAAAAAATTAATACCGTGGTATTTATCAAGCCCGCAAGAAATCAGGCGGGCATAGATAAGTTATTGATAAGAAGGGATTACATGGCGCGCTGTGAAAAAAAGACTCTTCCTAACACTTCGATTTGGTCCATTGGAAGTTTTTCTTCGGGATAGTTATCCACGTTGTAACTTTTCAGGGTGATTTCGTTGGGGCCGGAACGGTACAGCATTCGAAGCCGTATCCATCCGCTTTGATCTACCGCATACATTTTGCCATCGATTATCCTTTTTTCGCTGAGGTTAATTCCAATCTTCGAACCTTCCGGTAAAACCGGATCCATACTATCCCCGGTAACAGAAATCGCTATCAAATCAGAACCGCTTTCGTCTACTCCAAAGCTCATTAAATCTTTTTTTTCAATGCGCATTGTTGGGCCGTTGTACGTGTTAAAGGGAAACGGCGAGATCTCAAACGCGCTTTCTAAATCAACAAGTAACGGAATATCGATCTCCCCGCCTATGAGGGGGGAGGCCCTTTCATAGACCTCTAGGCTTTCGGGATCAGACCCTAATTCATGCCGGTTCGAATTATGGTTAAGATTCTTGAAACCGGCAACATACTGATCGCCTTCGCCAGTCAGTAACCATTCAGCCCTGACCCCAAGTGCCTGAGCTATTTCAACAATTTTTTTACTTGATTTCGCATGTCCTGCAACAAGTTTATAAATCGTGCCTTGTGTAATTCCGACACGTCGCGCGAGCTCGCCTTGTGAAAGGTGTCTGGCTTTAAGCATCGCCTTCATACGTTCAGACAGTGACATTAATCTTCAAACCTCTAGAAATCGGGGCATTGCAAATCGAATACCCAGGGAGTTATGATGGCTTACCTTTTAAATACTGAGGTAATTAAAACCGGTGAACGAAATTGTCCGGTTTGCCATTCAACAGCATGGCAGCCAGAAGAAAGTGGCGGACCTTTGTGGCGTAACTCAGGGCGCGGTTTGGAAGTGGTTGCACAACTTCAAGCGCGTTTCCCCTGAACATGTCTTTGCCTTATCGCGCGCCACAGATGGCCATTTTTTGCCACATCAAATTCGCCCAGATCTTCCTGAACTCTTTCCGCATCCATAGCGAAAAGTACAACGCTCTTTAACAATCCGGTTTTTTTATCGTTTACGACGACGTTCGTATTCGCGCATGATAACCGAAACATTACCTATCAATGAGGAGTTTAAACCTTGAGTAATGCACACACACGCACAGCGAAAGAAATCGAATCAATCCTACTAAATGCAATCGATATGCATGGTCCCGAAAACTTAGCGAAAGCTGTTGGGGTCAATAGAACCCAGATGGTGAGATGGAAGGAAACGCACGTTCCGAAATTTGCGCTGTTTCTTGCGTATATAGGTTATAACGTGCCGGATCACGATTTGACGAGACTCGCGAAGGAGGTGGCGCAACTCTTGATAGAAGAAATGCGGTCAGATGCGGACAAAAATTAAACACAATATGGTTACTTCCGAAACAATAAAACTTCAGTACAGATTAAGCATTTACAGTCAATGTCACACGAACAGAATTTTGGTTTTCGCTTCCTTTGTTAACTTCTCTGGTGTCGCCTGACACAAAATAAAAAAGGTTCCTCGTGGAGCGGGGAACCCTTGATCGAATCAGAGGTGGATCGAATGAAAGCTTTATGGAACCGGTGCGATTATAGCACCCAGATAAAAATAAATCGTCATCATAAAAACCATATTAAAGATAAGGTTATATCCTCCCGTTTGTTTGTGGGGGTGATGTGTTGAAACAACAATTCACACTCCATGACTTCACCCGTGAAAAAAACATTCGGGGGAAAAAATTGCAGAATCAGAAGCTCGGACACTTTTCGCTGTTCCGAAGTTTGCTACATGCAGACTGGACGCGTGACCCGATCAAGCTGGCTCTCTGGATTCGATTACTCGCTGAAGCCAGTTTTAAGGCGCGAACGGTAACGTTCGGCGGAAAAGAGTGGGCATTACAACCCGGCGAGCTGGTGACAACCTGTGCCATCTTAGGAAGCCGGATCTACCCGTCACGCGGAAACCCGCTCGATCGTCGCGCGGTCGCCCGTTTGCTTAAATTTTTTGAGAATGAGGGAATGTTATCGGTTAAGACTAAAGGCAATACCTCCATAATTTACCTGATAAATTATTGTGATTATCAGGAGATCGACGGCGGATCGACCTTGGATCTGATTGCTGGTGGCGATGTAGAAACGCAAAATCCACCCCAAAATATGGTGTCATTTCCTGCGTCACCTTCTGCGTCACCCTCTGGGTCACTTAATGCGTCACCTTCTGCGTCACTTGAAGCCAGTCATAACAAGGCATCAGGCGGTGATGGTGGATCACCTTTTGCGTCACCAGATGCGTCACCAGAAGCGTCACCTGACGCGTCACAGAACAATAATGATTTAAATACTGATCTTAAAAGGATCTCTTCGTCACGGAAAATTAATGGTAGATCCGAAACTGGATCCCGATCTACCATCCATCCCGACGCCGCTATTCAGTCACCATCCGGCAAGTTTTGGGGGACCGCCGATGATCTGAAGCTGGCCGAATGGATGTTTTCAAAAATTCTTGAGGTGATCCCCACGACGAAGAAACCCAGCTGGTCAGCATGGGCTAACGATCTTCGGTTACTTCGGTTAGCGACCCGTTCGAACCATCGCGAAATCGCTCAGGCGTTTAAATGGGCGAATAAAGATGGATTCTGGCAAACAAACGTGTTAAGCCCTTCGAAACTGCGTCGACATTGGGAAACCATCTTTCCAAAAAGTCAGCAAGTCAGCGCGAAACCAACTGTGAGTGTTAATCGTCCCGTTCTGGATTTCGATAACTCTGACTGGGCGGAAGGGCTTGAATTATGAAACAACTGGCGGAAGCCATTAAAAACCGCGATGCCGTCAAACTCTCAGTAATTGGCGGGACACATCCTGAAAAAAAACCTGAGCAAATATCCCAGCAGGCGATAGATATATTCAACAGCCTGTTCAAACAGCTCAGGGCAACATTTCCGGCAATGATGGCCACCATCAAAGACCAGGAGCAATTAAACGAATTGCGCCGTCAGTGGGTTAAGGCCATCGCGGAAAATGAAATCTATCATTCAGACCAGATTGAAGCCGGGATGAAGATGGCGCGCAAGCATGAAAAGCCGTTTCTTCCGTCGCCCGGTGAGTTTATCGCGTGGTGTAAAATGGGCGAGGCGGACCGATATGGTTTGCCAGCTTCCTCTGAACTTTATGATCGCGTTATGGCGTTTCGTGGTAAGCGATTTCAATACAAATCCCCAGAAGATTATCCGTGGACCAATAACGCGGAATATTGGCTGGTGACGGCGGTCAGCGCAAAGATGACGCTGGAAGGTCTGACCGTTTCAGAGACACAGAAAGTCTGTGAACAGGAAATAAAAAAACTGTCCCAGAAGATCGCCGATGGTTTTGTGGTTCCAGAGCCGGTTCCCCAGATCGAAGAAAAGGTGATTGTCTCCAGTCCTGAAGTCGCCATGGATAACATCGCCCGCATCAAAGCTATGTTTAAAGCCAATCGTTAACCCATCGGGCGCGCTCGCGCCCACATCCTTCAGCTGAGATTAAGGAGGTGGAATGATATTCCCGCCTGAAGGGATCCGTTTGTCTTCTGAAAATTTCCACGCCGTCGGAGACGTTATCCGGCAAAGTCTGAACGGCGGACAGTCCTTCCGAATTCGGCTTGAACCGTGGCAGGAAAAGCGGAGCCTTTCCCAGAACAACATGTTTCACGGCTGGATGCGCCAGCTTAGCCAATATCTAATCGACCACGGACGACCATACTGTTCCCCGGAGTGGTGCAAAGAAGCTATGAAGTCCACGTTCCTCGGATTCGAAGAAACAGAGTATATCGATGTTAAGAGCGGCGCTCGGATTGTGAGGGAAAGACTAAAGCGAACGTCTACCCTGAAATCCGGTGAAATGTATATGTTCATGACTCAGGTTCACGGCTGGTGTCTGGGGATCGGATGTCTTCTGAAGATCAGTGAAAATTCTGAATACTTCCAGAACATGAGAAAACAGGTTCAGTAAGCATGGGAAAAGAAACGAACAACGTCGTCGAGTTCAGGCAGCATCACGACCCGAACGCAGACATCAACGAAATGAAAAACTTTGTCGAAGACACCCAACCGCCAGAGGCGAAGTATTGTCCCCACGATAACATTCTGGTTTCTGAGTTCGAACGATCGATAAAGTGTCGTCTTTGTGGCGCACAGCTGGACCCGTTCGGTTATCTGTTGTCCCTGGCAAAAAAAGAAACCCGTCTGGATTTTCAGCTTCGCACACTTCGCAGTGAAATCGACCGCCGTCGGTTGGAGGTTGAAAACCTTAAGCGAGAAGAAACCAACACCCGCGCCCGTATTAAAAATGCGAAGTTCAGACTTATCGATGTGAATAACGCCATAAATGAGGCGGGCGAAACTATTATTAAAATAAAGGGATTTTAATGAATCATATAAATCAGCTTGTCATCGACGAAATTGAACTGGCCATTACTCGTTATCTGAAGTCTTTCGAGAAAGCCACAGTCGATGATATTTATTTTAATGTATGTCAAACCGCGCCTTATTTTTTATTGAAAGAAGTTCTGTTTGGAATGTTCAAAGATTATAAACTTCGTCGTCGTGTATCTAAAAAAGCGCCTACTGAATACAGACTGACTGAAGATTTCCCAGAGTTCGGTCGACCTTATTTACCCAGAAAACCCCGACCGCAAGATAAAGCCTTGCCGAAAGAAATAAAGAAACTGTCTTCGGTTGATGCGTGTCGACTGAACTCTAAAGTCTATCAACTCGATCAACTTCTAAAACAAGCACGGGGACAAATATGAAAAAGTCATGGTTTCAGCATTACCCGATGGAAGAACGCGAAGCGAACCAGCTCCTGAACACTTACAAGCTTCGCGGCGTGAAGGCTCAAAAACACCTGACCGGCGATCCCCGGTTTTATGTCGTGACCGCATTCCTTCCCGTCTCCAACTATGTCCCCAAATCCCAGCACTGTTTCCAGAACCCGATGTGGTTATGAGATAACGACAGACCAGCCAGCGCCAGCTGGCTTTCTTTTAGGAATCCTCAGCGACATTTTTGAAACCTGTTATCAGGAATCGTTATGGCCGCTAAACCCAAAGAAAAGACCTGTATCATCTGCGGAACGCACTTTCTTCCGTGGAGAACGACTCAAAAGGTCTGCAACACTTTCGATTGTTCCCTTGAATATAAAAAACTCCAAAAAGTAAAATCACTGACCCATCAAAAACGCACGGAAAAACGCGCGAGGGTCTTCAGTGCCAAAAGCTGGAGCAGACTCAATCAGGAAGCCCAGACAGCGTTTAATTATTATATCCGTGTTCGGGATGAAGGTCGAAACTGTCACGCCTGCGGCTGTTTGCTGAATAATAACGACACGCGACGCGCGGGTTCCTTTGTGGACGCAAGCCATTATCGTTCCAGAGGATCCGCCGGTCATCTTCGGTTCAATGTCTTTAACTGTGTAACCTGTTGCCAACACTGCAACCGTGAACGTTCGGGAAACATCGTGCGCCTGAGACAAGGCCTTATTCGCCGGTTTGGGAAACCTATCGTCGCCAGACTGGAGAAGGATCATTCTCAGCGTCGCTTTGATTCTTCCTATTTACGGCGGATAAAGACGGTGTTTAATCGTCGTGCCGACCACTTGTTAAAACTTCGGTCAGGACAAGCGTCATGAAACTTGAAAACACGATTCGATTCCATTTCCCGAAGTCATCTCGGATTGATGACGAAACACGGTCCACCAGCCCGGATAACTTAACGGGTCCAGATGCGATCGCTGCTCTCGGCATGACCCAGAACGAAGCCGGGTTCGGCATCGCGGCATTCTTTGGAAAAATCGGGCTGTCTCAGAACGATAAGAATAAAGCCGTTTCGTTGCTGATGAAGCGGGTCAGGGCGCGCTGTGTGAAAGCGAAGGTGATGAAGACGTTAAGCGCTCGGCAGCGGGCAAGGGCAATCTATTTAATCGCCCTATATGCATATGAAAACTATTGCCAGACGCCCGAAAACCCGGAATCACGATGCGAAAGCTGTAAAGGACGGGGGAAAGTGCTGGACCGTGAACGGTCATATAATCATGGCCAGCATCACTTAAAAGACTGCCCGCGCTGTCTCGGGCGTGGATTTATGCCCATTCCGGCCAGTAAGCTGTTTCGGTCACTGAAGGCGATTATACCTGAGTTATCACAGCCCACGTTTTCGCGACAACTTAAACCCATTTACGATGATATGTTAAGTGTCTGCGTATTCGAAGAGCTTCACGCGGAGGCGGTTTTATCGGAAAAGACAAAATAATTGTTCTTATTTCGTGCGAAAAATACCTGAGTCGTCTTGAAGGATTGAATAAAACCGCATAACCTTAACGCAGATAGTGAAAATCCGTCGTGTACTGCTCGCGAATTGCTTTCCTCCTTTGGTTTTCACTGTCTTTTCACTTCCTGTTCAGACCGTTTTCCGGGATAAGTCCAGATAGTGGTTTTCCCTGACGTTTTCCCAGTCTGGCAGGTGGGCGGCTGTCAGGAAGTGAAGCCAAAAAAAAGGCCACCTGTCCAGGTGGCCAAAATGACGAGACTTCAATTGCACATCTTTAGTTATTGCCGATCGTGGCTCGGCGAAGACATCTTAACGTCGACTTCTTTGAAAACGTATTAATCTGAGCGATCTGAATGTTCCGCGTAACACATTGATCATTTGGAGCGGTTTTTGTTGTACATTTTTAAAACAAAACCTTTTGCAAAAATGCAAACCCAAAGCACTGCGATAGCGATAAAATAGCCTTTACTGGGTATTATCATTAATATAAATGTTTCGTGTAGGATGGTTTTTATGGAATTGGATAACGAACAACAATTTGCCTTCGCAGCGATCGCGTCAATGTGTCTTGTTTCCTTTGCCCCATATGGACAGAGTGAAAATGAACTGGAAGAAATATATATTCAGATCCATCAGGCGCAACGACTGGATAATGTCACCGAATTTTCTTTACAAGCACTTGATGAATTAAAGGGAAGATTGGATCTGGATTATTACGACGCCCAATCATCTATCATTTCTGAGATTTCCCGCTTTGATCTGGATCATGATGAACGCGTTGAAATCATCAATATGGCGCTTGATGTCGTGAAATCGAATAAAGTCGTCTCTCCTGAGAAAATCGACGTCGTTAGCGGTCTGTGTCGCGCCTTCAACCTCTATACTGACCAGTTTAATTTTGTAACCTGAGCACTACTGCGCTTTACCTCAAACCTAGTAGCATTTGACAAACTTCACCCTGGCTTCGGTCAGGGTTTTTTTCGCACACATCAAACTGGTCGATGTCAGCGCTTTTGATTACACTTCCCCGGATGATGATAAAAAGGGGGAAAATTGATGTTATGCGCTATCCAGTGGACGTTTTACATCGCGGGGGCGGCTTTGTCGTCACTTGTCGTGACCTACCTGAAGCTAAAGGGGATGGAACGACGCGCGAAAGCGCGATCGAACGATGCAAAGACGCACTGATTTTTACGTTCGATAAATTCTTTGCGAATCGGGAGGCCATACCGGTCCCCAGCGAACCGGGAGAGGATTTCATTCAGGTTCCCTGTTCGGTGGCGGCAAAGGTGTTGCTTCTGAATGAAGTGGTTCGTCAGGACGTTACGAACGCGGAGCTCGCGCGGCGGATGGAACTCCCCAGACAGGAGATCACCCGAATCTTCAATTTGAGTCACGCCACGAAAATTGACACAATACAGAAAGCGCTGGTGGTGCTCGGAAAGCGGCTGGTGTTGAACGTTTACTGATTCCTGAACTTGCTTACCTCAATTGATATAAAAGCCTGAACGTCTTGTTCAGGCTTTTTTTTTGCCTACGCTTTGCCCAAAGCGTTTTACCCACTGAGAACCTTTAGGAGTGAACCAGCGGAGAAGATCTGTCCTTCTCAGCAGTTTTTCTCCTGGGCGCTGGTTCACTCACTAAAGGACGGACAAAACATGTTTGGTTTCCTTAAAAAGCGCGCAAACCGCGCAACGAATGAGATAAAGAAATTTGAAAAGCGGGATCTGGCTCAGGCAGTGATTAATGCCGCGTGGCTGGTGGCTTATGCTGATGGCGAATGTGACGCGCTGGAGCGGGCCAAAATCGATCAGGTACTGAAGACCAGCCCGACACTAAATAACTTCGCATCAGAGATTAACGAAATCACGCTTCGCATCGTTAATCTGTTAGAGACGGATTATAAAATTGGTCGTCGTGCTGCGTTGCGTGAAATCGAGGACGTGAAAGGCGATCAACGCGAAGCGGAAGACGTGATGGATGTGGCCGTGGCCATCGCCGAAGCGGATGGGGAGATCGAGCCCAAAGAAATGAAGGTGCTGGAACAAATCGCACTGGTTCTCGGATTGCGGCTGGAAAATCACCTTGAATAAATTCCCAGAAAAATTCTACTTCCCCGGAGTTCTGCTCTTTTTCATCGTGTTTCATTTGCTGGGTAATCTGGCGTCCGCGTTTTCTGATGGAGTCATTCTGGCGATTCTCTTTCTGATCATGAACGCGCGAAAAAATGAATAACATCACTCAGGAAATCATGTCTGGGATCAGAGTCATGTTGCTTGCGGCGTTTGCAAAAGGATTGTTCCGGCCTGAGCTTCGGGAAATGTTAGATTTTCCCAAAGGTGTTGAATCCATCGACCAGCAGGTTTCAGCCATCTGGAACCAGCTGGAGGAAAACCCTGAAGATGCGGTGGACGATCTCCTTTATGGTGTTACTTCACTGTCACAAAATCCCGACCTGGCTGATAAAGCAATGATCATGTATTTAAATATCGCTGGCAATAAAGGTTATCTGACAGACCTTGAAGAAGTCGTGGCGATTGAACTGGCTGATGCCTTATCCCTTGATTTTGAGGATTATCTGAAGGAATTTCGCTCAGAATAGGAATTCTCATTTTTCATGGTCGGTATCGTTTCGACGAAGCGCTAAGTCGTTAGCGCCACTACCTGAGGAGATACCATGAAAGATTCCCCTGAAGAAGCCCTTATGGATGAAAAGTTACTATTCGGGATTATTCTGGTCGATGCTATTTATCTGATCGCGTTTGCCGAACACCAGCCGACCTCTGAACAGCTGAAAGTTATCGAACAAATTGTGACTGAAGAACCCGCGATGGCGAACAATAAGTTCGTTTATCAGATTATTTCGGAAAACCTGATAGCGAAATTGACGGCGGATTATAAAAGCACGTCCGATAAAATGCTGATGAATATTAACCGGATTCTGAATAATTCCAGAGACTGCGAAAAAATTCTTGAATATGCGATTAAAGTGGCTATGGCAGGGGAGGAAATTAGTCCTGGGACACAGGTAATTCTGGAACGGCTGAGCGACGCTTTGTATCTGTAAAAAAAGGCGGGGTTTTCCCGCCTAGCACATTGTTCAGCCAAATCGGTCAGGTAAAGGGAATGACATCGGATCAGGGATAAGCTTTTTCGCGTAACTAGATTCAAACGAGACCAGTCCCAGTTCGTAGTTAATCTGGAGTTTTAACCAGTAATCGATCGGATCCTTAAAGAACTTTGCGAGTTTGATGGACAGGCGAGGTGAAATAGGTAATTTGCCGTCGATCACGTCTTTTATGATGTTTTCATCATAATCGATACGATCAGCCAGCTCAAAAAACGGAATTCTTTGGTCTCTCAACTTTGATTTCAGAATTCCGCCTGGATGGGGATGAATCGTCTGTGACATTTTTGTAACTCCTAGACAATAAGCAAAGTTACTTTAAAAGAATGACCACAGAAATCGCCTCAAATTGAGCGAATTCCCCGTTATGAGCAGCGCGGATAGGGGGTAATAAAATCCGTTTTTGTGCGCTCTATCACACGGGAAATATCGTGTCGCCCCTGCATGTCCATCAGCGTTTCCGGCTTAATGCTGAGCGCCTTTCCGATCTTAATCGCCAGAACAGCCGTTAAGTGCGTTTTGCGTTTCAGTACCCGTGTTATCAATACAGGTGATTCATCAATGTCTTTCGCCAGCTGGAACGGCGTCACATTAACCATTTTTAATCGAAAAGTAATTTCGACGCCCGGATGTGGAGATATTAACGACATTTCAAATCCTTAGGTTGTGAAAAACGGTCTAAGAGTAGTTTCCCGCAGAATTTTAACCTCTCAATCAGTGCGAAAAAATCCCTGGGTCGTTGAGGGTTATTCTTATGTTTGCTATTCCTTAAAACACTAATCCATATCGAGAACAGCAGAAATGAGCCAGACCAAATCGTTCGATCTTGTTATCCGTCATAAGTCAGACGGGACCACGCTCCTCAAAACAGGAGACAGCTGGGCCACGTATGATGATAAGGGCGTCAAAATGCGTTTTGGCAATGATGACAACGCAGAAAACCCGACGCCGCTCCCGGAAATGATCGCGGTTTTTGGTTCATCGAAATCCAAACTGTCCGCAAGCGACATTAAAGATATCCTTCGCACGAAACCCGAAGCCATCGTTCGCGAAACTGTTGGTGTCGGTGCGGATGATCTGGACGCGCAACACACGGCGCTCTTTGAAAAGCTGAAATCGTGTCTACACGAAAACGCACCAGCCAACGGCGCTTATTCGTTGAATCTTCAATACCATGCGGACCCGGATGAAATCCCAGAGCTTGAAACCGAACTGATCGAACCGAACGATGTGGAACTGGCCGCGTTACTTGCCTTTTTAAATTTCATGAATAATAAATTCTAATTCGCCCAGGATTACCGATGGATGTCGTCATTAATGGCGTTAGCTACGCGCCGAACCGCCAAAGCGTTTCAAAAATTGGTATCGCCATAACCACACATAACAGGCCTGATACCCTCGCCAAAGCCCTCGAAAGTCAGCTTAAGTGTCTGCCTGTTGGTGCGAAAATTGTGGTCGTTGACGATGGTTCAACTGTTCCGGCTGTCGTTCCTGAGGAAGTGGAACTTATACGTTTTGAGGATTCACGCGGCATTGTTCAGGCCAAAAATGCGTGTTTGCGGGCCCTAGTTGATGCCGGTTGCGAAGAGCTGTTTTTATTCGATGATGACGCGTGGCCAATCGTGGAAGGGTGGGAAAAGCCTTATATCGACTCTCCTGAACCGCATCTTGCCTATCAGTTTCTTGATCTCGCGGTAAACATCAAATTACGCGATTTGTCTGTTCTGTTTCAGGACGATAAACATATTGCGTACACAGGACAACGCGGCGTGATGTTGTATTACCATATCAGCGCGATTCACGCGGTCGGCGGGTTTGACCCTGTTTATCAGCGCGGTATGTACGAACATTCCGATCTGGCTATGCGAATTTATCATTATGGCTTAACCAGCTGGGCTTTTGCCGATGTCGTCGGTTCGAACCGTTTGATCTATTCGCTAGATGAACACACAAGCATCAAACGGACAGTGAACCGGATAGACCGTGAAACACAGGTTCGTCGGAATGTCGGCATTCATAATCAACGTCGTAAAACTGAATATGCTGGTTTTGTGAATATCCACGAACAGGTGAATGCGGTGATAACGACGTTTCTCACGGCTTACCCAGACCCGCAGCGGAAAAAACGTCTGGATGTAAATCCTGAACTATTAAATGAATGGTCAGGCTCCATTCGTGGCGGCTTTGCCATCGTGCTTGCTGATCAGCTCAAAACCGCTCCGAAAGAAGCCCAGCTGTTTCCCGTGGCTGAAGTGAACATGAACGTTTATTTCCTTCGCTGGCTGCACGTCTGGCAATTTCTCCGCGCCCATCCTGAAATAAACAAAGTCTGGGTGACTGACGGAACAGATGTCGAAATGCTTCGCCAGCCGTGGGATGAAATGGTTCCGGGGAAGATTTACGTCGGTTCTGAGCCAAAAACCTACAATGACACATGGGCTTCACAGAATCATCCTGAGCCAATTTATCAGGATTTCATCAGCGCGCATCGTCACGACACCATGTTAAACGCCGGTCTTCTCGGTGGTTCGCGTGAAGACGTAATGATGTTTGCTCATTCAATTCTTCGTATTTATTCCAATGTCGAATCCACGAATTTCTGGGATAAGCGGAAAAAGGCCGTATCTGTTGGAGATATGATGGCGTTCGGAATGGTGAGTTATCGTCATATCGACAGGATCGTGACAGGTCCCGCTGTTCATACCGTATTTAAAACTAATGGTCTGGGAAAAGAGTTCGCATTGTGGCGACACAAATAATGTTTTGCGTCGTCGGGCATCATTCCCGGCGCGAACAGGCCGAACGGCTGGCTTACAAGCTGGCTGCTAAACTGTTCATCGATCCCGGAAACCACGGCAGCAACTGGAATCATCGCCGCGCGCTGGAGTGGGCGAGTCAACAGAACGCACAGGTCATATTTTTAGAAGATGACGCCCAGCCCGTTCCCGGTTTCGATTATATGGCTTACGAGTGGATTGAACGTTTTCCTGACGATGTGATCAGTTTCTATCTGGGAACAGGAAGACCGCCACAACGTCAGATGGAAATAGCCACGCGACTCATTGATTGCGATAAGCATGGAACGGACTTTATTCGTCTGAACCGTCTTGTTCATGGAGTCTGTTACACCATACCGACTCGTTATATCGCCCAGATTCTGACCCACTGGAATCCGAAAAAAGGCGCGGATTACGCGATAAGCGACGGTTACAGACGTAACGTTATTTATCCAGCCTTCTCGCTGGTGGATCATGCTGATACTAATGTTGTCGAGCTTCATCCCGACAAACACAACAGGACAGAACGCCGCAAAGCATGGCGACTCTTCCAGGGTGGTTCAAAGTGGTTAGGTTAAGAACGCTGAAACCCAGACTGGCAAACGCCAACACACAACAGCTTAAAACACTGACCGTTGCCGATCGCCGAATTACCGGCGTGACGCTTCAGAAACGTCGATTAGTGGTCTGGAAGAAAGATCCGCATTGTGTAATGTGCGGGAGGCTGACCGAATATCCGCATGGATTCGAGCTCGACCACAAAATTCCGCTTTATCTGGGCGGCGAAGACGTTATTGAAAACACACAAATCCTCTGTAGCGGCGAAGATGGCTGTCACAGGAAAAAAACCAAAGGAGATATGGGACGTTGAAAACGATAACTGAAGCGGAGTTTGAAGAGGATTTATTAACGTTCATGGATTTCGCCCACACTGAGCCCGTTGAAGTGGTTCGTGATTCCGAAGAATCCGTGGTGATCATGTCTAAAACCCGTTATGAAGCCATGGTGCTCGAACTGGCTCCTGCTATTCGATAAAGGGATAAATCATGCCCATTTCGCCTCAAACCCTGATAGTAGGTGGTGCGCGGGTGAATTCCGGCGTTATTCCACCTAATACAGCTGAAGCAGTTGGTGGCGGAAACGGAACCGCAATAACACCAGTCCCGCCGACCACAATTCCTGATATTAACCTTTTATCGCCAACACTCGATGTTCGGGCCGTTTATAGTGGTCCGACTCATTTATATTGGGCGCAAAACGGATTACTTCAGACGGCAGATGAAAACATATGGCCGCTAGAATATCGTGATGGAGTCGCCGTTGGGCGAAGCTTGCCTGAACCACAAGCGACAAACTTTCAACAGAATTGCAGAGCCAGCACCGTTTCTAATAACGTTATCGTCTCGACAGGTTCAACATTAAGCGTTGATGCAAGCGGTGCGCCAGATGGAAAAGCTATCGCACTTTTACCCGTGATTTCGGAATATTATCTGGTTTCACAGGATGTCGGAGGTGTAGACCTTCAGCCGGGAACCCCGTACAACTTAACTGATAAATGGACCCGTTTAGCTTTCCCGATCACAACAACATCGGCTAGTCGTTGCCGGATCTGGTTAGCTCGCGATCTTGATGACAGTTCAGGTGTCCCGTTTGTTTTTTTAACTCAGGATGGCGCAATTCCTGTCGATAGTTATGTGTTTAGCTGGTATGCCCGTTTAGCTGATGGAGATTTCTTTCACGGCGGAATCGGTGTTATCGAAATCGGAAACTTCCCTTATGCAACATCACCGATAATTACTGAAGGTGACGCGACATTAACTCGCGCCGCTTCATCTGTATCGATTCCGGTTCAGGGCGATGCGGTGAGTATTGCTGTTATTTATTCTGACCAGACAAGCGAAATAATTTCTTTTAATGGTGCGAACGCAATAAATCTTCCCTTTGCCACATGGCACTGGGGCGAGAAATACGCGACCAGAATTAAGTTCCTGAAAGATGGCATCGACCTATCGCCAATCGACTTAACATCCCCAACGTTAGATTCGCGAGTAACTTATTCTGGACCGTCCCACACGTATTACGATTCAGGATCAAACCTTGCTACCAGCAACGAAAACGAATGGCCACTGGAATTCTTAAATGGTGTTGCTATCGGGAGGCATGAACCAGAGCCAGAAGCGAAGAACTATGCTATCGACTCAGGTGTTTCTGATATTCGTGGGCCCGGTGTCGATGGTAGCTGGATGTTCTCAACTGGAACGATTGTCACCATTGCCGCTTCAGTTGTAAGCCAGTTCCCAGTTATCCAGACCGAAACCCAGAAAGTTTTTGTGAGTTTGTTTAATGTAAATGACGGCGTTTTTCTTGTTCCTATGGTTGATCCTGGAACAGGTCCAGATTGGGAACGTGTAGTTGAACCATTTATAAATGACACTCAATCTGATCTTCGCTGGTATACACAACGCGAAACAGCATCCAGTTACCTTTATGAAAAGTGTTTGAATGTCCCGGTCGGGAATTGTGTTGCATCTGTATTTCGCCGATTAACTGATAACAATATGCAAGCTACAGCCCCACAAGTTGAAATGGGTACTGTTCCAACATCACCTATTTTTAATGGTACGACTGAACAGAATATAAGATCCGCTTCATCTGTTGTGGTCAATAATCCCGGTGTGGCTAAGGGAATAATGATTCATTATTCTGACAACACTCAGAACACAATCACATTCACGAATAATCAGGCTGTTATTCCTTTGTCTTCTCAGGCATGGGCGACACGGTACATTCAACAGATAACCTTCACGTTCTGATGTCATGGGGGAGCTATGTCCGACGTTAAAGAGCTGACACAGGATGCCATTCAGATAACAGATGGTTCGAATGGTGCGCATATAACATCAATTATTGGCGCTGTTTTATATGCTGATTCAGCAGACAGCACGGCATGGCACACAATGAGCGGAACCATTCTGGAGATCAGGCCACCTGTCGTTATTTATATGAAAGCAAAAGCAGCTGGTGGCGCTCAGATCGTCGTAACAAATTGGTCTGAATAAATTCATTTTATTCTGAAATTAAAATTCAATTGAAATTCGTAACCCACTGATTTAGTGGATTTTTTATTTTAAAAAGAATTCTTCCGAACGGGGTGGGGGGTATAAAAAAGTTTTTAATGTCAAGCTTTTTTAAACCTCGCCCAAAGTCATTTAAATTTTTTTTTTCGTTTATGAGGTGATCCACCTGAGATCGACTGAGGTGGATCGCTTTGCAGTGCGTTTAATGCTCAACCCAGGAGAAAACGTGTCGAAGATGAAGCCGAAGGTTTTGGCATTTAAGGGGAACGAAGTCACCGCTTACGATGCCGGTGATGGGAAGGTGTGGTTTACCAGTGCTGACCTTGCCGAAATGCTGGGTTACGCCACAAGTACCGCCGTTTCTAACATTTATCGACGTAATAAAGATGAGTTTACGGAAGGTATGAGCCGGATCGTCACTGTGACGATCAGCGGGAATATCAATGGGTTAGCGTCGAAAAAAACCCGTGTTTTCTCAGCCCGTGGGGCTCATTTGGTTGGAATGTTGGCCGAAACTAAGCAGGCAAAGACCCTCAGGCGATGGCTTTTGGACCTGATCGAGCTAGAAATTGACCGCCAGAACGATGAAAACCTGACGATTCCTGAAATACAGAATAAGGCTGTCATCGAATTACAAAACGAAATCAGCCGACAGGACAAAAGATCGTTTGAGAAATTCGGACAGGAAGGTTCACGGAAAATGCTCGTCCGAAAACGTCACATTAAGATGATCAAAATTGCGACACAGCAAATCACAGAATTTTCACAGATGGTGATCCCGGATCTTGGGCAAGCCAAAGATGAGCCCGACACTGAACCTGAGCTGATCCCAGCCGATGAATGAAATCGAATTTATCGAAAAGAACATTATCGCAGAGCTGACCCGACAGGGATTCGATCAATCAGCCTGTAATATCGGTGCGCGAGAGGCGATTTCTTACTACAAACGGGCGCATTCATCCTCTAAAAAGGGAAAAATCTTCGATGATTGCCTGTTTCACGCCAAATTATTCGCCAAAAAACACGCATCGGGTAAGAAATAGGACATAAATCCATGCTGACAACTAAAAAAAAGAACTATGCCGATGCGATCATGGAAGGATTAAACCAGACGCAATCAGCTATTAAGGCCGGTTATAGTGCGGCCTCGGCAAAACATAAAGGCCACCAGTTATCCAAAGATAAGGACGTTCTGAGCTATATGGAGCGGGTTAATCAGGAGCTTCCGCCCAGAGAACCCGTAGAAGAAGTCCATGAACCCGAAGACACCGAAAAAGTCCCGAAGCTGGTCGCACAAAAAATCATTAAAGACCCGCTGGAGGTGATGACAAAGATTATGAACGATAGTTTGTTTGTCGATCCGAAGCTGGCACTCGATGCAGCGGCCAAATTAGCCCCGTATGTGACGAATAAAGTCGGCAAAACGGGCAAAAAAGAGGACAAAAACAACGCCGCGAAAAAGGCGACGAACTCTTTTACGGCAATGGCCGCGCCTCAGCTGGTGGTTAATAACACGGTTTAACGGAATCGGGGATCGTAATGGCAACGTGGAACACAGATTGCCCAGACTGGGCCGACAGGCTCATAAACCGACAGTCGATTATTCCGCCGCCCATATTCCCGGATATCGCGGAAATCGGTCTTAACATCTTTAAGCGACTTCGCATTTCCGACTTACCAGGTAAGCCGACCTTCGGGGAATGTAGCGACCAGTTTGTGTTTGATTTTGTGAAGGCGATCTTCGGTGGCTATGACGTACAAACCGGAAACCAGATGATCCGTGAATATGGGCTTCTGATCAGCAAAAAAAACACGAAATCGACCATCGCAGCAGGAATAATGCTTACCGCTTTGATTTTGTGCTGGCGTGAAGACGAAGAACACCTGATTCTGGCCCCGACAAAAGAGGTTGCGGATAACAGTTTTAAACCAGCGGCCTCCATGATCCGTTCTGATGAAGAACTATCCGACATCTTTCACGTTCAGGATCATACACGCACCATTACACATCGGATCAATCGCAATTCCTTGAAGGTAGTCGCAGCGGATACCGATACGGTTTCGGGTAAAAAGTCTGGGCGGATTTTGGTAGATGAACTCTGGATCTTCGGAAAGCGCGCCAAAGCCGAATCGATGTTTATGGAAGCGCTGGGCGGTCAGGTGTCCAGAAATGAAGGCTGGGTGATCTTCCTGACTACCCAGAGCGACGAACCGCCCGCAGGGATCTTTAAACAAAAGCTGGATTACTGGCGGGATGTGCGCGATGGAAAGATTCACGACCCGAAAACACTGGGGATCTTATATGAATTCCCGGAAAAAATGATCCAAAACAAAACTTATGAACGACCGGAAAACTTTTACCTGACAAACCCGAACATCGGTCGTTCGGTCAGTCTCAGCTGGCTGGAAGGTGAGTTTAAAAAGTACCGGAATAAGACGGACGGGACCTATCAGCAGTTTCTGGCCAAACACCTGAACGTCGAAATCGGTCTGAATCTGCGAAATGACCGCTGGCCCGGTGCGGATTACTGGGAACAACAGGAAGATCCGTCCATTACCTTCGATAGCATCCTTCGCCGTTCCGAAGTCATCTGTGTTGGTATCGATGGTGGTGGGCTTGATGACTTATTAGGGCTGACGATCGTCGGTCGATGCAAAACTACGCGCCTCTGGTTATCGTGGTCTTATGGTTGGGCGACCAGGAAAGCTATCGAACGCCGTAAAAGCGAAGAAAGCAAACTGAATGACTTTGTGGCCAATGGGGATTTCTCGATCATTGACGAGGTGGGCGAAGACTTCGAACAAATTGCGTCAATGGTACTGGAGATTCACAGCGCTGGTTTGCTTGATAAAGTCGGCATGGACCCCGCTGGTGTTGGGATGTTGCTCGATGCGATGGTGGAAGCGGGCGTTCCTCAGGATTCCATCATTGGTATCAGTCAGGGGTGGCGTTTGGGTGGGGCGATAAAAACCGCCGAACGGAAGCTGGCTGAAGGATCTATGATCCACGCCAAACAGCCGTTAATGAACTGGTGCGTCTCAAATGCGAAGGTGGTTCCTTCTGGTAACGCCACGTTAATCACTAAACAGGCAAGTGGGACGGGTAAAATCGATCCACTGATGGCCCTCTTCGATGCGGTTTCCCTTATGGCCATGAATCCCGGTCCGACAAAAAAAGATTATGGTGTGTTCTTCATCTGAAGATTTTTTATGTCTGCTTACCGCATGGATTATGTGTTTTCTGGTCGCCTGTTTCGTGACAATGGCCCAAACATGACACGGGAACCTGATGATGAATAACAATGATTTAATTGTGAACCTTGAAGCCATGCGGAAAGCGGGGGAGTTTGATGCCGATATCCTGATGGATAATCTGGGCATCCCTCACGGCAAAACGATTCACTTACCAATGCTTAACTGTTCCGTTTATCTCGATTGTGAGTTTAAAAAGGAAAGCTTACCGGCGTTCATTGAACCATTTCGGTTCGATTCAGAAACGTTCTGGGGATAAGAGAAAGGGCCATTCGGCCCTTTTTTACTTTTCATAATATTCATTTTCCTTGGAATACTTCAGATAACTTCGCAGTGAGTTACAAGCGTTCGCACGAATATCGGATTCATAATACGAATAAAAGCAATCCATACCCGGAAGATGATCGAATGATCCGATAAACATCCCGGATTTTTCGTCCTGAAAAACACGCGCAACGTGTTTTTTTGATATGTAGTAATAGCGAATGCCATCTATTTCTTCATATTTTAGGACTTTTCTTTTATAAAATAATTTTATTCTTTTTATGAGATTCTTCATTTAAATCATTTGCCTAGAAAGAAAGGGCGAACATATCGCCCTGTTGAACTAATGGGATGGTTCAGGAAGAAACCCAGCTGGTAAGGTCGTCTTTCCGTTGTTTATGCAGGTAAACACAAAGACAGCTTCACAATACACATCATCACCGACCAGAACAGTCTGGACGGCCTTCAGACGATCGGAAAGTTCGTGCGGTTCGAACTGACACGTAACGGTGATCACCTCGCCTTGCGGGATGTTCTTCTTAAACCCAATGAAAAATTCCAGGGTCAAGAATTCCTGACCCTGCTCAAAAAGTCGTTCGATATCAATTCCCCGTTCCGTCCTTAGAAAGTCGTCGCGAGCCCATTCCATGTAATAGGGAAGAAATATCCCGTTAACGACACCACGAAAATCAATGTGACGGGATTCGACAACCAAACTTTTTGAGAACATCACTACTCCTTTACGTTTTCAGAACGCATAACAGGACGACCGTCACCGCAAGGCAGGCGATCGCAATGGAAAGGCGTCCGAATTCCTCCCGACTCTGAAGCGGGGGATTGATAGTCCTTAATTTGTTGCCAGATTGTTTAGTTATCACTCAGTTAATCTCCACATCCATTAACCAATCTCTTTCGAGAACAAAAACCTTAACACCTCCTTCTGACCATTAATGAACAAACTAAGCCCGCTTCGCGGGCTTTTTTGTTTCTGGAGTTCAGCCCATGAAACAACAGCGGGCCGTAAGCCTGTTAAGTCTGAAAGCGGTCAATGAAACCACACGGGAAATCACGGGCATCGCCTCTACGCCGACGCCGGATCGTTATGGTGACGTGGTTGTTCCTGATGGGGCGAAATTCCAGCTTCCTATTCCGCTTTTGTGGCAACACGACCACAACGCCCCGATCGGCGAAGTCACCAGCGCGAACGTGACACCTCAAGGAATCGAAATCAAAGCGCAGCTGGTGCGCGCCGATGTTCCCGGTCAGCTCGCCGCCCGTCTCGATGAAGCGTGGCAATCCATCCGCCTCGGTCTGGTTAAGGGCTTATCTATCGGTTTCAGGCCGCTGGAATATTCCTACATCGACGACGGTGGGATCCGCTTTAACGAGTGGGAATGGTACGAACTTTCCGTTGTCACGGTCCCGGCTAACGCGGAAGGAACCATTCAGACCGTGAAATCTATCGACCAGGAGTTACGCGCCGCGTTTGGCAATCCGACTCCAAAACCCGAACCCCCTCACAGGGTGGTTCACCTCACTAAATCCGCTGGCGCTTCAGCACCAAAACCAAAAATCCCTAAACCAAAAAAAGGAAACTCCATGAACGTCGGAGAACAAATTAAATCGTTTGAAATGAAACGGGCGTCACTTGATGCGGAGCGGGCGGAAGTGATGGAAAAGGCCTACAACGAAGGGCGCACCCTCGATCTGGAAGAAGTCGAAAAGTATGATGAAATCAGTGACGAAGTGAAAAGCATTGATTCGCATCTGTCCCGCCTTCGCGATCTTGAAGCGCAAAAGGCCGCAACGGCGAAACCAGTTCAGCCCGCAGCGGGTGGCGATAACGTCACCACGACCAAATCCAATCAGGCCCCGGCAATCATCCACGTTGAAAAAAAACTGGATAAAGGCATTGGCTTTGCCCGTATGGCCAAAATGCTCGCCGCGACCAAAGGCGTGAAGTCTGAAGCCGCCATTTTGGCTAAACATCAATACCCGGACGACATCAAGCTTCAGAGCGTGATGAAGGATCTGATCAGCGCCGGTTCCACCTCTGATCCAAACTGGGCGGGCAACCTCGTTACGGTTCAGGATTACACCGCCGACTTCATCGAATTTCTTCGTCCTCAAACCATTATTGGTCGTTTCGGTAATAACGGCATTCCAGGTCTGACCCGCATTCCGTTTAATGTTCGCATCAAAGGTCAGACGTCCGGCGGCGCGGCAAACTGGGTCGGTGAAGGTAAAGCCAAACCACTGACCAGCTTCGACTTCTCACAAATCACTCTGGGCTTCACCAAAGTCGCCGCGATTGCGGTCCTGACTGACGAAGTGATCCGCCTGTCTACCCCTTCAGCTGATTCTCTGGTTCGTCAGTCTCTTGCGGATGCTGTGATTGAACGTCTGGACCGTGACTTTATCGATCCAGCGAAAACCGCTGTCGATGGTGTGTCTCCTGCATCAGTTACTAATGGTGCGGCGTCTTCACCTTCAACCGGCGTTCCCGATCAGGATGCGAACACCGCGCTAAGCGTGTTCATCGATGCGAATCTGTCCCCAACCGGCGCTGTCTGGCTGATGTCTTCAACTACGGCGCTCACCCTGTCACAGCGTAAAAATGCGCTGGGCCAGCGTGAATACCCGGATATGACCATGTTCGGCGGTACGTTCAACGGTCTGCCTGTCATCGTTTCTCAGTATATCGATGACTCGCTGATCCTTGTCGATGCACCAAACATCTATCTGGCTGACGATGGTGGTGTGGCGATCGACATCTCAACTGAAGCTTCTCTTGAGATGCAGAGCGCGCCAACACACGATTCAGTCACTCCAACACCGATCGAACTGGTGTCAATGTTCCAGACAAACAGTGTCGCTGTTCGTGCTGAACGCTGGATCAACTGGCAACGTCGCCGCGAAGCGGCTGTGTCCATTATCACCGATATCGATTACAGCGTGACGGCTGGTAGCTAAGGAGAAGGGCGGGGAAATCCCCGCCCTTATTAATATGATTCAGGTCCGATACCTTAAAGCGACACATGATGCCTTCCCCGGACAGAAGAAGTTCATACGCGGTGATTATGCGTTGGTTCTTGAACTGGCCGGATTTGTTGAAATAGTTCAGACCGTGGAAAAAAAGGTAAATGCTGAAATCATTCAGACTGTGGAAAAAAAGTTAAATGCTGAAATCGTTCAGGTCGTAGAAAAAAAGGGAAATGCTGAAATCGTTCAGAGCGTGGGAAAAAAGGTAAAGCGCGGACGAACCAAAAAAAATTAATCGGGAGAAAGGGCAAAGATGTTTAATTTTCTTCGCCGCAAATCGAAAGAAGAGAAGGCGTTACACTCGATTAATTCTGGTGCCTGGAATCGTGTTCTGGAGCCCTTCGCGGGCGCGTGGCAACGGAACATCGAAATCAGGCTGGACAGTGTTTTAGCTTATCCGGCTATTTTTTCCTGTATATCGCTGATTTCATCAGATATCGCAAAAATGCCGATGGCCGTAAAACGTCGTCAGTCAAACGGGGTTTGGATTCCGGTTAATAATCCCGTTCTGAGTCCTTTACTTATTAAGCCGAACTTCTATCAAACCGCCATGCAATTCTTTGAACTCTGGATGATTTCAAAGCTTGCCCACGGTAACGCTTATATCCTGAAATTACGTGATGAAGCCGACCGGGTTCGCCAGCTCCGCGTTCTGGATCCGCGTCGTGTCATCCCTTATGTCGCCGATGATGGCGAAATCTTTTATTCGGTATTGACTGATGAACTGAATGGTCTGAGCGGTGGACTGTTTGTCCCTTCCCGCGAGCTCATTCACGATCGGTTCAATACTTTGTTTCATCCCCTTTGTGGTTTGTCGCCGATTTACGCCAGCGGTCTCGCTGCCGTTGGTGGTGAAGCTATGCTTCGCAATTCTGCCCACATTTTTCAGAACGGCGGTAAGCCGAGCGGGATCATCGTGGTTCCCGGATCGGTTGATCAGGATAAAGCGAAGGAAATTAAGGATAACTGGAATCAGGGTTATTCGGGGGAGAATGCCGGTAAGACCGCGTTACTCGCAGACGGTGCGAGTTTTGTGGCCGTTTCTCAAAACGCCACGGATTCGCAATTGGTGGAACAGCTTAACCTGTCGAATCAGCTGGTAGCTTCGACGTTCCGCGTCCCTCTTTACAAAATCGATACAGGACAAACGCCGTCATATAACAACATTGAAGCCCTGGAACAGGCGTATTACTCCCAGTGTCTTCAGGTTCACATGACCGCGATTGAATGTCTTCTGGCTGACACGTTCAGTCTGGACACACAAACCTGTGTCGAGTTCGACCACAGCCGTCTGTTACGCATGGATACCGCAGCCAGATATAAATCTTATGGTGATGGCATCGGTGCGGGCTTTCTTGCGCCCAATGAAGCGCGGATTAAAGAGAACATGCAGCCGGTCGAAGGTGGCGATACCCCATACCTTCAACAACAGAACTACTCACTGGAAGCACTGGCAAAACGCGATGCCCAGGGCGATCCGTTTTCTACCAACTCCCCCCCTACACCTGACCCCAGTGATGATGACCCTGATCAGAATGATAACGATCCGTCGCAACCCGTTTCCGACGATGAACAACGTTATTTCGCCTTCCTTCTGGCTAACCCAGAGCCATCAACGGAAACCGATATGATTACCGAACGTGAAATTTCTCTGGCCAAAATGGCAGGGCAAACCATCGAGGAAAAAACGCAGGCGTTACGCGCTGAGATGGAACGCCAGTTTGAAAACATGTTGGGCGGAAATCATGCGCTTATCGAAAAACAGGAAGCTGTTAATAAGAGCAATCACGATCAGATGATGGAATTCGGGAAACTGATGGCTGAATTCGGCCAGATGTTTGAATCCCTGATGAAACGTGTTGAGGATGTCGAACGTGACATTCCTGATGAATCCGCGATCGCGTCGAGTGTTTTTGCCCAGATTGAAATCCCTGAACCCGAAAAGCCAGATATAAAGGCGATCGTGGAAGAGGTGATGAAACAGATTATTGTTCCACAACCTGAACCGCTGCCTGATATCGCGTTAATGGTGATGGATGCGGTGAAATCTGCCCGTGAAGATGACGCCACGCCTGAAGATATCCGCGAAATGGTTCACAAAGCGGTGTCAGGAATTGAGATCCCAAAACCTGAACCCGTCCAGCTTCCTGATATAGGCCAAATGGTTTCTGAAGCTGTTTCCGGTCTCCAGATTCCACAGCCTGAACCGTTGCCGGATATCAAAGCGATGGTGTCCGAAGCTGTTTCACAGATTGAGGTTCCGAAACCTGAACCTTTACCGGATGTCGCGCAGCTGGTGGCCGACGCCGTGAAAGGAATTACTTTACCCGAACCTGAACCGCTGCCTGATATCGCCGGAATGGTGAAATCTGCCGTTGAGTCTATTGAAATACCGCAGCCGGATCCGTTACCGGATATCGGCTGGATGGTTCAGGATGCCATAAATCAGATACCGATTCCGCAGCCGGAACCCTTACCTGACATTAATGCATTGATCACTGAAGCCGTCGCGGCCATTGATATTCCGAAACCTGAGCCGTTACCTGATATCGCTCAGATTGTAAAAGACGCGGTAAGCCAGATTCAGTTACCTGAACCCGCACCGCTCCCGGATATCGATGGAATGATTAAAGAAGCTGTCAGAAAGATTGAGCTTCCCAAACCTGCACCGCTCCCGGATATCGGTCAATTAATCGAAGACGTAGTGGCCAGCGCGGTCGGTGATCTTGAATTACCGAAACCTGAACCGCTTCCTGATATCGATAAAATGGTTCTGGATGCCGTCGAATCCGTTCTGTTACCGGTCCTCGTTCAGGGTGATGAAGTTCGCTCAATGATCGAAGATGCCGTGAGTGAAATTAAGCTTCCAGAGCCCGAACCACTTCCCGATCTGAAACAAATGGTTTCTGAGGCGATCGCCTCAATGGACATCCCGCATCCTAAAGAACCTGAACCGCTGCCTGACATTCCGGCGCTGATCGAAAGGGCCGTGTCGGAATACCCGATGCCGGAACCTGAGCCTGTTCAGCTTCCTGACTTCGAACAACTTGTTTCAGACGCTGTGAAAAAGGCCGTTTCTGAAATCACCCTTCCTGAACCAAATAAAGGTGAAGATGGTCGGGATGGTCTTCAGATCGAAGTGATGCCGGAAATCGATGTATCGAAAAGCTATCCACGCGGGACCTATGCCCTTCATAACGGCGGGTTATGGCGCGCTTACCAGAAAACAGCCGGAATGAGTGGCTTTGAATGTGTCGTGAACGGGCTCGATGATATCCACATTGACGTGAACGATGACCGCCACTTTACGGTGTCACTCAGCAAATCGAACGGGCAGGTCGAAGAAAAGTCTTTTGACCTTCCCGTGATGATTTACCGCGATGTGTATCAGCCAGGGCGGAAATATGTTCCCGGCGATTGTGTGACGTTTGCTGGTTCGTTGTGGCATTGCTTCGAAGAAACGTCAGATCGTCCAAACGAGGCCGGTTCGGCTGGTTGGCGTCTTGCGGTGAAACGAGGTCGTGATGGGAGATCGCGAGAATGATAGCCTTCGTTGATCTGGAAGAAGTTAAGGCTCATCTTCGCATCGATACCGACGCAGGAGATGATGACCTTCAGCAAAAAATCTATTCCGCGAGCGCGTCAATACTGGATTACATCCAAAGTTCTCGCGATTTGCTGGTGGATGATGATGGCAACGTTATAGAAGGGACTAATGAGCTCGACCGCGTGAAAATGGCGACGCTTATTCTGGTGGGTATTCTTGACCGGGTTCGAAACGGTGAAGAAGAGCCGACTTATCATCAGGGTTATCTTCCCTTTTCCGTTTCAAGTCTCATTTATTCCCTTCGTAAACCCACGATCATTTAAGGAGTCATTATGGCTTGCGGTGGTTGTGCTGCTCGTCGGGAGTGGATCAAAAAAATGGCGCGTCTTGCATATGAACGAACATTTGGTAAAAGAACTTATCGAAACGATGAAGGCTCAGACAAAGGCAATAAGTAATCTTGCTCAGTCGAACGAAGGGCTGGTGGCGGTTATTTATGATTCCCTTCTGAGTGAAGAAGACGATCTTCCCGCTCAGACGTACCTGAACGGCAAGCCGCGAGGATAGACGATGCGAGCGGGGATCTTAAAACATTATGTCGCCCTTCAGGAACATCATGATGTATGGGACCCCATAACCGGCGACATCTCTTTAATATGGGAGACAATGGAGGAAGTGTGGGCTGAAGTCGCGCCGCTTTCGGGGCGTGAATTTATCGCGGCTAACGCTACCCAGTCAGAAGTGATCGCCCGAATTACGATCCGTTATCGTGAAGATATCACCAGTGACTGGCGGATCCTGTTTCGGGATAAAATCTACAACATAGAGGCAATCTTACCCGATATGCTTTCCGGGCTGGATTACCTAACCCTTCCATGTTCACAGGGGGTTAATGATGGCTGACGGTGTGGATTTTTCTCTGGTTGGCGTCGATTCGCTACTGGGAAAACTCTTTGAAGTCAGCGATGACGTCCGGCGTCGTGGTGGTCGTGCTGCACTTCGAAAAGCCGGGATGATCATCGTAAAACGGGCGCAGGAAAATGCCCGTCGTGTCGATGACGCACACACAGAAAGGAGCATTGCGGATAATATCGCGCTTCGATGGAATGGCCGTGAATTCAAACAGAACGGGAATATCGCTTTTCGAATCGGTGTCCTTCACGGCGCTGTGTTGAGAAATCACCCAGATCTGGGTCGTAATGCGCCCACGCCACATTGGAGACTGTTGGAATTCGGTACGGAGAAGATGCCAGCGCATCCGATCCTTCGTCCTGCGATGGATGCCAGCCTGAACGATGTACTTCACACATTTACCCAGGAATATGAAAAATCTCTGGATCGGGCCATCAAACGGGCTCGGAAGAGGAGTCAGCCGCAATGAATGCGCCAATTTTTGAGATTTGCGCGACAAACGTGGAAGTGTTGAAAGTGCTGGGCCCTTCGATGATCCGAATGTACATGTTCGACGCTCGTCCTGAGAAGCTCACTTATCCTTACGCAACCGTTCAGAACTTTGCCGGTTCGGCTGAAATGTATCTGGGAACACTTCCCGATGTAGATACCTGGTCGATTCAGGTCGATATATTCGCGAAAAGTACCACTGAAGCGAAAGCAGTGGCCAAAGCTATCCGAAACGCTATTGAACCTCACAGTTACATTACACGCTGGGGGATTCAGTCTATTGACGATGAAACGAAGAGTTTCCGTTATTCCTTTGATGTCGACTGGATGGTTTTACGTTAACGCATCCCAAACCCGCCGCCAAAAGGCGGTTTTTTTCGTCTGGAGAAGCTATGTCTGTATTAACGCAAGGGACACAGTTATATGTGTACAATAACGTTACCGTGGGCGAAATAGAATGTATCACCGCCTTTAACCCCGGATCCTCTCCCGCTGATCAGATAGAAGATACCTGTCTTAGCGAAAAGAGCACACGAACCTATAAAAAAGGGCTTCGGACGCCTGCTCAGGCATCACTAACTCTCAATGCTGATCCGTCGAACGCCAGTCACCTGATGTTAAGTAATCTGGCGGAAAATGCCGACCAGTCCGATTTGGTCTTTGCGATCGGCTGGAGTGACGGGGAAGGTGAACCAACCGTGGATGATTCCGGGTCTGATGATGCCGTTGATGGTCTGATTCTACCTAGCGATCGTACATGGTACGTTTTCAAAGGTTATGTGTCTGATTTTCCTTTTGATTTCCAGGCGAACACAGTGGTTCAATCAACCGGGACCATTCAGCGTTCAGGGGCGGGTATCTGGGTTCCAAAAGCAGATGAAGCCGGTTCCTAGTCGCACAGTTTGATAAGGATACGCAGTATATACATTGTATCATCCCCTTCATTTATTTGAAGGGGAAAACACATGCGAACGTTAAAAATTCTGGGTACTGTCTTTATTATTGGTTGGGGCGTGAACGCGTTAATGTCTTCGGATATATCAACAGCTCAGGCGTCAGAACCGAAACCGGAAAAGTCAGTTTCTGAAAAAATCGCGGATTTTCCCCAGACATTACCGGTAAGAACCGTTAAGCGTATTGAAAAGAACGTTCAGCACTGGTTTTCACATTCTGAACACGATGATATGCGCGGAACAGATCAGGAATATACGTCGAACACCTCGTTAAACCATATGCGGTTTAATTTCCCCTATGACCACGGAACGTCGTTATCGATTAACTATCGTTCTTATCCTTTCATGATGAAAGGTGAGCATAAGCCATCACATGTTAAAACAAAGGAAGTTTTCCTTGTGGCGACGGATGGTCAGCTGGATTGTGGTTATAACGGTTGTATGGTCAGAGTTCGCTTCGATAATGGTAAAGTTCAGCACTTTTCCGCGAGTCGTGCCGCTGGTGGTAATAACCAGGCGATTTTTATCGATAATCCACAGCGTTTCGTGAATGAAGTGGCAAAACACAAAACAGCGATCGTTGAAGTCGATTTCTGGCAGTACGGTGCGCAACAATTTACCTTCGCGCTTAAAGACGAAAAAAACGTAACTTATTCAAGTTAATTCGAATGAAAGCAAACAGAACCCGCTAAAGCGGGTTTTGTCGTTTATGGAGCCTTATGAAGCTTACGATCGATAATCTGAAGGGGATGGGGGCGTTTACAGGACGACCTGTCGAAAAAGAGATTGAATGGACGCAGGGCGAAGACACGTTTAAAGCGACAGTTTTTGTTCGGCCTTTGGGCTATCAAACCGCAACATCTGACATCATGGCCATCGGTGGCAAGATTGACGGCATCGCCGGACGTATCGCCGCCAGTATCTGTGATGAAGATGGGAAACAGATTTTCACGCCAGAAGACATTACCGGTGAAGCAGATCCTGAACGTGGTTCGCTCGATGGTGGTCTGACGATAGCCCTGTTACTTGCGATTCAGGAAGTGAACGATCTGGGAAAGGCTACCAGCTCAGCGAAGAAGATGAATTCTGGTGCGAGCTTGTCTTAAACGGCATCGGCGGCAATACCATCGCTCAGGCGAAAGAATCGCTGAGCTTACCTGAATTTAAATTGTGGGCGCTTTATCGGAATCGCTATGGATCCCTGAATAGTGGTCTTCGGACTGAATGGGCCAGCGGCGTCATTTCAAGCGTGACAGCGAACATCAATCGCGATCCGAAAACCCCGCCATTCTCCCCAACTGATTTCACACAACACTTCAACCAACCTGAACCCGAACCTGACGAACCGATTTCCCTTCAGGACGCCATGTCGTCCTGGGCATAACGCGACATTCACGGGGCAACTATGGCAGCCAGATCACTCGGTACGCTTACGATCGACCTTATCGCCAAAGTCGGCGGGTTTGTTGGCGGACTGACGCAGGCAGAACGCGCCGCTGATAAATGGCGAAAGAATATGAAAGCCTCGGCGCTTGAAGTCGGCGCGGCGTTGGCAGGTGTCGCAGCCGCCGCAGTAGGCGCAGCGGAAGGCGTTGGCGCGGCCACGCTTGAGATGGTGAAAAATACCGCCGATCAGGTCGCCGAAACAGATCGATGGGCAAAATCACTTAATATATCAACCCAGTCACTTCTTCAGTGGCAATATGCCGCACAGCGAGCAGGAATCGCTGGCGACCAGATTTCAGATATCTTCAAAGATATTAACGATAAGCTGGGGGATGCAGTCCTTAATAAATCTGGGGACGCGGCGCAGGCATTGGATACGCTGGGGTTATCTGCCCAGAAGCTTCAGAAATTATCCCCGGATAAGATTCTGGAGCAAATTGGGGATGCCCTGAATAATTCCAATATCTCACAGGCAGGTAAGACTAATATTCTCGAAAGTCTGGTGAACGACGGATCGCGTCTGTTGCCATTGCTGGAAAATAACAATAAGCAGCTGAACGAATTCAAACAAGCCGCAAAAGATTACGGGATTGCTCCTGACGAAAGTCAGATTCAGGGACTGGTGAAGGTCAGTAACTTTTTCCAGGATCTTCGCGCGCAGGTTGACGGGCTAAAAACCCAGCTCGCCGCCGGACTGGCTCAGGTTGACTTATCACCACTTCAACGTGGTCTGGATGAACTTCGCAAAACTTTTACCGATCCAACCGTTCTTCAGGGATTAGCAAAACTGGTCGGGGGCGTTGCCAGAATCGTCGCCGATATGGGATCGCTGGCAGCAAGAGCCGCTAATTTTGTTTCGTTGTTATCAACCGTTTCAGACAGGTTTAAAGCTGGCGGATGGTACGCTTACGAGCAACAACAGAAATCAGGTGTCAATTCTCTGAATCTGGGGAATATCGCGCTTCCTACGCAACAGGCCTCGGTGGCAAATCCCAACGGCTTCAAGCTGGGGCAGGGGGAAACCAATCAGGCAAATCAGGCCGCTAAGCAGCTGGCCAGCGCGTACAGTTCCGCCACGCTGCAATATCAGCGGATGATCGCCACCATCAACACCAGCGCTCAACGTGGCCAGCAGGTGACAGAACTTCAGAAGCTGAATTTCAATCTTCAAAACGGCAACCTGAAAGATCTGAACGCGAACCAGAAAACTCGTCTCAGGGATCTGGCGACCGAAGTCGACCGCCTGAACGCCGTGAAGAAGGCGAATCAGGATAATCTGTCAGTTCAGCAGTTCATCACGAACTTACAAAACCAGAACCAGAACGCTCGCGCCTCGAATAATGTCCAGACGCAAGGTTTTGGCCTGAGTGATACCGAAAAACAACGCCTTCAGGACATCATCAGTATTCGTCAGGACTATCTGAGCCAGCAACGCGATTTAGATCGTCAGCGTCAGCGCGGGGATATCGATCAGAGTGTTTATGATCAGGAAACCGCCGCGTTAAGCCGTTCGCTTCAGGAACGCATTTCCGATCAGCAAGATTACTATAAACAGATCGACGCCCTTCAGACCGATTGGCTGGATGGTGCGAAGAGTGGGTTTGCCAACTGGGTAGAATCGACGTCCGATATTTCGTCCACTGTGTCTCAAGATGTCTCCAGCGCCATGAACAGCGCACTGGATAACGTTAACTCAGCACTTCAGGGAAACACGGTCAGCTGGAAACAGTGGAGTGTGTCAGTTCTTCAGATGATCGAGAAGGTCGCCCTTCAGGCGGCAGCCTCGAACCTTTTCAGTAATGCAGGAGGCTTATTCAGTTCAGCGGTGTCCGGGATCTCCAGTCTGTTCGGTGGTGGAACAGTCGCGAACGCAAAAGGCGGCGTATATGGTGCAGGACTGAGCGCCTTTAGTAATTCCATCGTGAACACTCCAACCATGTTTCGCTTTGCTAGTGGCGCAGGGCTCATGGGTGAAGACGGTCCTGAAGCCATTATTCCACTTCAACGCGCCGCAGATGGATCACTGGGCGTCAAAGCCAGCGGTTTAAATTCGGGTTCACAGTCACCAAACGGTGGCGTTCAGGTCAACATTACCATTTCTGATTCAGGTTCCCAGACCACGACTAATAGTGCCGACTGGCGTCAGTTTGGGAATGAGATCGGTCGGTTTGTAGATGAACGCTATAAACGGAATCTTGCTCGTGACCTTCGCGACGATGGTGATATTGGCCGTGTCGTGCGTGGCCGACGTTAGGAGGAATGATGGCCATTGAAACTTTCACCTGGTGCGCGCGAATCAACGCATCAGGCGACGTGACGTTTAGTGTCCGGTCGGTCCAGTTTGGCGACGGTTATACACAGGTCGCTGGTAACGGCATAAATCCAAGAACCCAGAACTGGAACCTGACCTTTACCGGAACAGAATCTTTTATTGAAGAGATAAAGAACTTTCTGGACGATCATCAGGGCTGGCGATCATTTGCATGGGAACCGCCCGCCGAACCGTTGGGTTTATATCGATGTTCGTCATATAACCCGACCGCGCTCGGTGCGGGTCTTTTTGAACTGACCGCCACCTTTACACAGGCTTATGCGCCATGAGTTTAACCAGTGATTATCAGAAGCTTGAACCCGGAAACGAAATCAGACTTTATGAAGTCGACGGTTCGTCCTTCGGCGTCGATGAAGTCTTACGGTTCCATTCTCACAATATTCCACACACAGAAGCTGAAATTCGCGCCGCTAACGGTGATGAAACCCAGTTACCTCCCAAATCCATTTTCTGGCAGGGGCAGGAATATTCAGCCTGGCCATGTAAAATCGACGGTCTTGAAATCTCCACAACCGGAAGCGCCCCTTCACCCCGATTAACCGTGGCCAATCTCAACGGATCGATTACCGCGTTGTGTCTCCAGTTTCAGGATATGCTTCAGGCTAAAGTGTCTATCCATGACACGCTGGCGCAATATCTGGACGCGGCAAATTTCCCTGACGGAAACGACTCAGCGGATCCAACACAGGAAAAACTTCGCGTTTTTTATATCGACAGTAAGAGCAGTGAAACGAAAGTTCAGGTCGAATTCCAGCTTTCAAGCCCGATGGACCTTCAGGGTCTTCAAATCCCAACACGTCAGCTTCATTCTGTTTGTACCTGGTGTATGCGCGGCAAATACCGATCCGGCGATGGTTGCGACTATGCCGGAACCAACTACTTCGACAAATTCAATAATCCGGTCGACGATCCCAGTCAGGACGTGTGTTCGGGCTCCATTACCGGCTGTAAGCTCAGGTTCGGTCAGGATAACCCGTTATCGTTTGGCGGTTTCCCCGGAACCTCTCTGTTACGCACCTGA